ATCTGTTGCAAGCTACCTCTACTGGCAATATCAGATAAGAGTTGCCTATAGTCCCAAATAGCAAACAAAAACTCATCCACTACTATGTTTTCCTTTGGGTCTTTTTTGCCTTGATTCGTTATAATGTACGCCCCCGTGAAGACCTTTTGCTTGTTGTCTAAACGTTCACGGGCGATACGTTTAAGGTGTCTAGGGTTATAGATATCTTGCCAGCCTCCAATAGCCTCACACATTTCCATGGTGCCGAACATACGAAACACGGCACAGTTATAGATCATTAAGGGGTATGATTGGTGCGCGTTTGGATTGGTTAGGTTTTCTCGCATCCAAACTGTAGTTTTATCAAGCTCGCGAAATACATTCGTAAATTTGTATTTTTGAAGGATTTTATCCTCTGTCCACGGCCATGGCAAACCTTCCTTTTTCCTGCAATAAATAGCATGGCGCTGATTTATCCAGTAAAGGAAGTTGTAAAACGGCTGTGTTTCCATAAACACGTTCTCCTTTCTTATATCTTAGAATCTTAAGAGGAAACGTCCTATCCCACCATTGGACGCCCCCAGCACGTGGAAGGAAATGTGGGACGTGAACCGAATTAGCTGCTTGCTTTAGAAGCTTTATGGACTTTAATGTACCCAGCTTTTTCGGCAAGCTGTAAATCCTTCGCACTTCCAGGAAGACCGGTATCCCTAATAGCTGCAACAAACTCAGCCACGGTAATACCTTTCTGCATATAAGACCAAATCTTATATTTTTTGGTTCCTGGGCGAATTGGGATCTTATTGCTAATAATTTCAATTCGATCCTCACGGCCATATAGTCTAGACCGCTTAATTCCGGTTTTTGATAACTCAACCGTTACCTCTTCTCGTACTTCATCTAAATCTGTGATAGTAGACATTGCACCCTTCCTATAAGGTTTTGCCTTGGTTGTGATAATATCCCAAACAACTTTAGCTAAATCCTTTTTGTAAATTGTTTGGGAAGGTTTGTACCTTACCACTTCAGGTAAGGAGAGCAAGCAGTGAATTCCAATAAGCTCATCCTCCCCATAGTATTTCAGCAGGTCTTCAATATCACGTAGAACTGGGGTGAATTTATCTATAAAGCCAGACCCTTTTGCCTCGCCCACAGTTTTAAATCCCATGGCGTACGAAGTATCCTTATGGTAGTCATCAATTACTGCGTAACAAATCATTATTGTCTCCTTTCTAAAAAGAAAAGGGGTAACGAACCCGCTACCCCTTATACTATAGTGACGCTACCAAGTAAAGAACTTATGCAGCCTGCGCCATCTCTGTGGCAAGGGTCAAAGCATAACGCTTGCTGGCCGCCTTGCGGCCAAACCAAGCATCATGCAAAGCGTGTTGTCCCGTGCCTTGGTGGTCCATAGCGTAGGTTACAGCATTGACGGCACCCCAGTATGTTCCCTTGGCTGACTTTAGGTCAGCTCCAGGGCTGTTTTCAAACGCATCATACACTTTCTGCGCTTGCGTACCGTTTTTGAATAAGTCACGTAAGGGGACCGCATTACCTTCAAACCCCTTGGCTTGCTCATCCTGCAGCAAATCTTGCGCAAACAGTTGAGCAACAAACCACTCAAATTGCTCGGGCTTAATTTGCGTAGAAGCCAAAAATTCAGTTTGCTGTTGGAACCCCTCAAGCTGTTCTGTAGCCAAGCCCAACGCTTTTTCAGCTTCGTTAAATATGGATGCGGTTAACTGCACACGATGCGCCAACCTGAACATACCGCCCAAAGCAGTCGCGCTTTGCAACGCCATACTCAAGGTATTCCAGCACACTACTCGTACCGGGGTATTTAGAATTTTAAACGCCTTCCCAGGTTTGTGGCTATTAGAAACAAGGCAATAACCCCGTACCTCATCGCCACCAGGAAGGGTAAACCCATCAGAATATTTGGCTAACGCCCAAATATCCCTACCGTCACGAAGGCTACCTGCTGTTTCCATTTGCATTTGCCCCGCTTCACAGAACTTTTTGTAAAATCCCATAATTTCTGTGTTTTGGAACGGGTGCCAACCTTCTGGGCTACATACGCCTAAAATAGCGTTGGTATCATCCCGAACAATGTGATTGTGGTTGGGGTCGTTCATAAGACCCACATCCTCACTGTACTCGGGTTCTACAATGGTATACGAGGGCCGCTTACTCACGGTCCACGTAATTTGTGCGGCTTCAGCCATTTCATCAGGGGTAAGGTCATCCGATACGGCATGTCCTTCTTTATGCCACGGCACCCCGCCTGATTCGGCATAAGCCATTGTATCTACATATGCTGACATTTGCTATCCTTTCTAATACAGTTGCCATGTATATATAGTAGCGGCGTTTGCAACGATAACAACCGCTATTTTATCTATTGTTTCACATAGGAAAATAGTATTGCGTCTGCGGCATAATGATATGCAAGCACTCTCTGGCACGGGTAGCTCCTACATAAAATGTTCGTAGTTCGTCGCTTTCGTATGCTTGCATTTGTATCCACGCCTTACGCGAAAGGTCAGTCAAAAGCACCACGTTTTGAGATTCCTTTCCTTTGGCCGCATGGATGGTTGACAGGCGAACACGGGGTTCTTCGGTGAGTTTTTCCCCACGACGCAATAATGCAATCATATATTCACGTTCATGTATGGAAATATTATCAAATGCTTCATGCCAGATATCTGAAGTCTGCAGCCCATGGCTTTGTTGGAGTTGGTCAAGGGTAAACATTTCATATTCAGTTATGTCCTTTAGCCCTCTTTCTTTCTTAGCAACGTTGCCGCCAGCTTTGAGGAATTGATATATTTTACGAACTGCCGCCGACGATACTGCGTTTCCCTTGCGCAGCTTCTCCCAATCCTGGATGCTGGTGACGAGCGACTTACGAACACTCGGTATGTTGTTTTTTGAATAAAACCACCCCTCGCGCCTGCATTGTGTTTCTATAGGTTGCAGCATGTAATGAGTGCGCGCCAGCACCAGCCATTTGCCCGCCGTCATATTAATATAATCAAATTTAGTATGGTATTCCAGTTCTCCGTCTTCGTCCCGTGGAAACCACTCCTTTTCATATCTATGGTCAATGCGCCGCACAATAGATTTGGCAAAACGAGCTATTTTCTTTGGCAACCTAAACGATTTGTCCAAAACTATTGTTTCCCCTGTCAGATTTAAAAATTGCTCAACATCAGCCCCCGCCCATTTGAAAATAGCTTGGTCATCATCACCCGCTATGACGCAGTTTTTAGAAATCTCCTCTAGCAAATACACCATTTTCCATTGTAAACGATTAAGGTCTTGGGCTTCGTCAATAAATATTGTTTCCAAAAATGGAACCGGCTTTTGCAAAAGAAATAACGACAGCATATCGGTGTAATCAACAATTTCCCGGCGCTGTTTGTATATCCCCAATGCACGATCAACACGCTCCACTTCTAACCAGGAAATATCTAAAATATCTTCATGCCATTGTTGTTCTACAGAAATATCCCGTATACGAGCTTTGTTTATTAGCGATAGAATTTCGTCGCCACGTTCATTACCGTAAAATATGCCGGTATCACGATCCAGGCCCCCAGAAATGCGTAGGCCAAGCCACTCGCCAAATTCTTGGTAGTGTTCATCCCCCATGACCTGTGTGCTTTTCAGGCCGAGTTGACGAAAGGCCAGCGAGTGTAGTGTTCTAAAAAACGGTAAGTCTTTACGGCTAAGTTGAAATTTCTCACATGCGCGGGTTATTGATTCTTCATTAGCTGCGCGAGTAAAGGCGAAATAACCAATGTAGCGAGGGGGTGTTCCTGTTTCTAAAGCATCATCAACAAGTTCTAGTAGCTTGCTTGTTTTCCCTGTACCAGGAGGGCCAAGATAAATATTTCTCACATCACATCCTCCTTGTCTTGTTTTAATTCAGGCAGCACATATGGCGTTTTATCAACCATGAATTCAGCAACATGGTAAACGTTGACGCCTTTGCCCTTTAAATTGAAGAATTTATGCTCCCCACCTATATCCGATAACTTTGACGCCATTTGCGTATGATTATATTGTTTGAAATTTTGTCGTGAACAATAGTCCAATAAATCCTTTAATCTGAAATAAGTACGGGCTTCGCTAGTCCATGGCTTACCCAGCATTAATTCATCACGCGTTTGTGCCTGTGCACGATCAGTGCAAAAGGCTTCCAACAGGTTAAGAAACTGCCCTTGTATGGATACTTCCTGGGGTACGTCAATTATTTCTACCTTATCCAACAATTTCTGCACCAACGCCTGCCATCCACGCTCACCCATCTTAGGGGGCATCATATTTAGGGCCTCCATACAGGCGCGTTGGAACTTGGTTTGATTTTGCAAATCTTCAGTTTGCAACACCAGCCTATCAGCACCGACGGTTAAAAACCATAAGGGTGGATCGCTGTTGAATTTTGATAGATTGGAAAAACTGGGGGTATAGTCTGCCGGACCTATACCAAATCGCCTAGACTTGCACGATGTTGCGTCGCAATAACTAATGATTGGTTGATCCTTACAGCGGTACCTATAGTCCTTTTTTTGTAGTTGCTTTATGACCGCAACTACCTCTGACGACGGCAGCGGCGGGTCCATGTATCGACGGTTACAGTCCTCTATTTCAACTTCCCACGTATCTTGAAACGCCTTACGTAGATAAACCCCAATGTTGAACAACCCATTGTTTCGGGTTCCTTTGGGGAAGCCCTGCTCACAAAGATATTGCAGGCACGGTGGCGCTTCTTCCAAAACCTCGTCTAAGGTAACCTCTAGGTTTTCTAATTCAGCTTCCGTTAAGCGTTGTTTTTCTATTAAATCTAAAAATTCACTTAGGGTAGCCGACGAGCCATTAGGTTTAAGGGCGTATCGTGTTGACGCCTCAGCTGAACAATACGGCAAATTTAAGGCATTACCAATGTCGCCTCGTTCAAGAAGCAGCTTTTCCTGCTTTGGAAACACCTCTCCTTGGGAATATCCCAAGGCCGCTGCAAGCTCAAACAATTTACGCCGCATTAACGACGCATCAACAGGCTCGTCCGTAAATAAGAAAAGATGAGCCCCCCCGCTTTTAGAACGACTAACAACAAACGGCAAGCTATACCCAATCAGGCGTTTCTGTATGGCGGGTAAGTCTATGTGGTATTCGTCAACATCGATGCAGCCCCACGAACAGGTGCCGTCTTCACGTATAGGCACAATGCCAATGCCTGCTGAACCTTCCGATAGGTGTTCCGCAAACACTTGGCGCGTCGGAGTTTCACGAACTATACTGTAGCGACTATCAATTTTCCCACTGTTTTTTGAACCAGTAGTATTATCTTGTCGCCGCAAATACGCTATTTCTAATCCTGCAAAAGCATTTGCAAACCGTTCAATATCAGACACATCTGCTTCTTTCTATAAGATGTTAGAACGGCACCTCGTCTTCGCGTGGTTCAGTAGCGTCTACATCGCCCTGCTTAACCGCCAAGGCAAATTCATAAGCTGCTTTGAAGATTTCTGAATCCTGTTGGCCACCTGTCATTGTTTCGTAGTTTATATCAAGTGCGGCACCACGATTAATGACCCAGCTATACCAGTTCCCTTTGCTATTTTGCTCCAGCGTAGAAGTGAGCTTGTAAATATGTGAGAACATAACAGGGGCGCGGCTTTCCCGTATCATTGACATCCAGCTACGCGCACGTTTCAACTGTGTGCTTTTCATGGAAACCATTGCAGGGGTCCATTCAGACATATCATCACTTAGCAGTATCACGTACCACTGCGCCGTATTTTCGATATAATTGCCGTTGGCCAACATGTCCTTATTGTCTTGGCTGCGGCTGGTTTGTGCTAGGATGCTGCTGGTAGACGAATGCCGCGCTATGGGGGCACCTTGGCTGGCTTCACGGGGTGCCCATTCAATGTATTCTCGCCTGAACGTACAAGGCACAACATTCACCCCCGAGCTACCAGCGTACACCTGCTTGGTAACCGAGTTTAAAATGCCGCCAGCTTCAGCACCGTCGGTATAGTCAGCAGTGCCCTTTTCTGTTTCGGGGCTCATTTTTTGCAACAATTTCAAAAATGGCGTTGCGGTATCGTCCACGCCAACATTTTCAAAACCAGTGGTTACCAAGTCTTGTAATTGCGGAAGCGTTATTGCGCCAGCTTCCTCTGTTTTTTGAACAGCTTGTGCTTCTTTAGCCATAAGTTAGTCTCCCTTGTATGAGGTAATTTTTGCAATACGGCCTTCGTAAACGCCAAACGTTTCTAAAGGCATTTGAACACCCTTGTTGCGCATTTCGCGTACAAAGGCCCGTAACGTTCCATTGTGTACGGTTTCTTTACGCTGTACATCGTGACCACCGGCTACAGCATCGCTATAAAAGGCTCCGGCCACGTTATCTTCATTTTTGTTAAATGACACAACCACCTGATTTTTAATTATGTCTTCGTGGTTGTTATCCCGCAACCAAGTGAAAGCCTGCGGCTGGTTGTCTTTTGAAATATGCACATGCAAATCATCACGCACCGAAACATCAACACCATTAGCCGTGGTTATTGACTGCATACCCATTTCATCCATAGCATCGGGTACAAGTTCGGTTGCATATTTACGCTGAACTGCTTTGATGTTTTTTAGCACTTCAGTTGCCTTATCTACCAATTCACTTAGCTGCACCAGCCGTTCGCATAACTGACGCAGTTCCTGTGAGTCTTCGGTAGATATGCTGTTAAAAGCTTCAACAACCTCTGCCAGTGAAGCTTTTTCTATTTCAAGGTCTGACACTATTCTTCTCCTTTCTCATGTAAATCCCACTTAATTGGGTAATACTGCTTTTCTTGGCGATCCCATTTCAAAAATTGAACACGGCCCCGGTTATAGTCTCCTGCAACCATTGTAGCCATGCCGATAGCGGCAGGGTCGCCTATTAAAAGCAGGAAGTCTTCATCACTATAGTCACGCAGCTTACGCTTTAAACGTTGTAGCGTAGGTGACGCGCTGAAGGTAACTTGGCCCCTTGGAAGCAGGTATACGATATCGCCATATTCACGAGCAGGAAGAATGTTTTGGCCGGGGGCTTCTTCTTGTACTGCATACACGGTCATGCGTTCACCTTTCTTCTTTCTACTGTGTTTTTACACTATACCCATGTACCCTATTGGCCCCGCTGAAACAAGCCTAAAGTTATCTGAGTAGAAAAACATAAGTAAACTGCGGAAAACGCGCGCGCGTCGTTTAGGAGGTTGCGCTACCGTTTAAAGCTTCTAATAGCCTTCTAATAGGGGTTAACCCCTTCTAACAACTACGTTATTTCCAAAACCTATTAGAATATTGGCCTATTAGCACACTTTGATGGAACACACTATACTTCGAACTGCTCGAACTACTATAGGGCCTTGTTCGTTACTTTTATATAGGGTAAAATATAGGTAGAAAGGAGACAAGTATGAAAGAACTAATTTACCCGTTCAAAACAAAGCCGTATGATCACCAACGTACCGCTTTGAATAAGTCATGGAACTGCAAGGAATATGCCTTGTTCATGGAAATGGGCACAGGTAAATCCAAAGTATTGATCGATAATATAGCTGTTCTATATGACCGTGGCTACATCAACGCCGCTTTAATTATTGCACCGAAGGGTGTTTATCGTAATTGGGTGGCAAATGAACTTCCCGCACACTTGCCAGACCACATACTATCTAACATTGTAGTATGGAATCCTACCGCAACCAAAACTCAGCAAAATCTTTTGGATTCGTTATTTGAATACCCAAACGAAGACCTTAAAATCCTCGTAATGAACGTTGAGGCACTAAGCACACGGAAAGGCACAGCGTTTGCGGGGAAGTTTTTGAACGCCCATAAAACCCTCATGACCATTGATGAAAGCACAACCATCAAGAACCCAAAGGCCAAACGAACCAAAAATATCCTAAAGCTTAGTTCGTTAGCGCCGTATAAGCGAATATTAACGGGGTCGCCGGTTACTAAGTCGCCTCTTGACCTATACGCACAGTGTGAGTTTTTGGACCCTGTTTATCTAGGGTATTCGTCATACTTTTCATTCCGCTCACGGTACGCCATCATACAGCAACGGTCAGTTGCCACGCATTCATTTCAACAAGTGGTGGGGTACCAAAATCTTGAAGAACTAAATAAGACCTTGAATAAATTCAGCTATAGGGTTCTGAAAGAGCATTGCCTAGACCTACCAGAAAAAGTTTACATGCGTCGCACAGTGCAATTAACCAAGGAACAGAAGGCCGTATACGCTGATCTCAAAAAGTGGGCCATAGCAACCTTAGAGGACGGCGACATAACAACCACAAATGTCGTCACGCAACTGTTGCGGCTACAGCAGGTGACTTGCGGCTACGCCAAATTTGATGATGGTACATTTCAAGAGTTGCCCAACAATCGCATAAATGAACTGTTGGCTATCTTAGAAGAAACAAGAGGAAAGGTTATTATCTGGGCCAATTACATTTATGATATAAAGCAAATCAGCGCGGCGTTGACCAAGGAATATGGCCGCGATAGTTATGGCACGTATTTTGGCGAAACCTCAGATGATGATAGGCAGCGTCTTGTGGCTAATTTTCAAGACCCAAACCACCCCTGCCGCTTCTTCATCGGGCAGGTCCGTACAGGAGGCTATGGCCTTACGCTCACACAGGCGGCTACCGTAGTGTACTATTCCAACACATATGACCTTGAGGTCCGTATGCAGTCCGAGGATCGGGCACACCGCATAGGTCAGGTGAATAGGGTAACCTACATCGATATTCTGGCTGAGGGGACCGTTGACGAAAAGATCGTCAAAGCACTAAGGAAGAAAATTAATCTAGCCACAGCCGTCATGGGCGAAGCATGGCGCGAATGGTTGGTTTAGCTCTGGCGCACAATATCAGATAGTTCAAGGGCGCGATTACCCACCTGATCCGCCCAGTTGCTATCAAGCATTTCATCTGCTGCACGGTTGTATTCCCCACGCTCAAGGGCATCCAGCATATTGCGAAATTTACGCAAGGTATATAACCCCATGTTGAAATGCATGTTGACAAGCACCCCCTGGACTTGTTTGGGTAGTTCCCCAAACCAGGAAAAGGTATTTTGTAGTTCGTCCATAGACAACGAAATATCATTCTGCAGCAAGTAATCTATTTCATCGTCGCTCAAACCACGACCACTGTTCTCATCAATATTGCGGCCTGCACCAATGGTCCAGTAACCTGCGGGACATCTATAGGCGTACTGACGCACACCTTCGTGGCGCTTTAGGGTTTCGGTTATTTCTTTAAGAAAACTCTGCGACGATACAGTTGTCATTTATTTTTTTCCTGAAGCAAAAGCTGAACCTGTTAATATAGCGCCAAACGCTAAGTGGAATAAGCCTCCGCCCATTAGCGTGAATGGACTATGCTGGCCCGTGAGTTTTTTCATCAATTCCATTTGAACCATTGGTTCTGGGGTGCTGTTGATGATTTCCATGAATAAACTTATGTCAGGGCGATTGACTCCGTACCATATGGGGACGAACATAAAATCATAAAAGCATATCAATAAGTAAATGATAAGGGCTGTCCAACGCCACGCCATCGTCGCCTTTTCGTGCGCCGTTAATTCTTCTTTTTGCGCTGTTGGTTCTTCTTTCATCTAAACACACGGGGGCGTACATCGCATATCATTTGTTAGCACTATAATCGCAGTTACAGCTATCGCTACCAAAGCTAGTATTAGCATTGCCCACTTTATATTCATCACAGCACTATTTGACGACGCGGCCTTGCATTGACAATGCCGCCTTTGTTCATGGGTGCTGGAATACCGGCCAGTTTTCTTTGCTCCACATCTCGTAACCAATCCACACCCTTTTGCTGGAGTTTTCCAAGCCCTTGTTGCGCGGCTGGTGGGACCGTCAGCGTCTGTGGCTCTTTCCCAACAAAAGGAGCTAACATCGATCCTACTAAAGGTATTTGTTCTACAACGTCTTGTCCCGGCACAACGAGTTCGGGAATCTTCATCGGTGTTCTAAGATCTCTGTAATTTACATCCTTCCTACGATCAATATAGGGTTTTTCGCCCCCAAGACGCTCCCGGGCAATGTCTCCAGGTTCTAATTTAGCAATTTTTTCTACTTCATCAAGTTCATCGTCTGATAAACGTGTGCCCGTTATTGAGCCAACCAGATTTAAAATCGAACGACCCACAAACCCAGCTTTTGGAATTGCTGTTTTCATTATCTCTCGGGCAACATCTGGTTTTGTAAGTGCTTCTAATAAAACCGTTTGAGCTTTATGCCCCAAAACACGTTGAACACCCGTTAAAGCCCTTGCTCGAGTATTCAAAACACCCACGTATACTTTTGCCATCATACCAAATGGCTTTCTTCCATCTAAAATAGAACCATCTAAACTGGGCCACTTTCCACCGGGGTTATGTGTTACATGGTAATCTAAAATTTCTAAACCCTGAGCAATCTTATCCATACGCTCCAGTTCGCCTTTAGAATAAACTACTTCTAAAGCCGTCCTATATCTAACTGCCTCTTCACCCCTCTGTCGAACTTTTAATAGAGCTTCTTGTAATTTTCCAGGATTAATAACTAGCCCTCTTCCAGGATGATATTCTGTAATATTGTTTACAAACATGGACTTAACGCTGTCGTCCATATCCTTAAGAAGGCTTTTCTGTACCCCTTTATCAATTTGTAATCCAGCAACTAATTCGCGCAAAGCGCGATAATTTTCTGGAGCCTTCTTTAAAACATTTGAAACAGCAATTTCAGGACGTGTTGGATCAATACCTAAGCCTTTTAAGGTTTCACTTTTTTCCAATGCTTTTTGAAGTTTTTTCGTTGCTCTTAAATTATCACGGACCACCTTAAATAAATCCGCAGGTTCATTGTTTAATCTCTGAACAATTTGTTCTGTTGTTTCATTACCGCGCGCAGGTGTTAAGGCTTTAAATACATTTTCGTAGTCGCTCATAAACTTGCGATGTGCTTTAAAATCAAAAACGTCTTTCAAGGCAGCATCAGTTAAGCCCTTGTCGGATAAAGCACTATCAAGAGCATCTTGACCGCCCAGCACAACCTTGTTTATATAAGTTTGGTACAAACCACTTCTTAAAAGATCCTCGGCCGCAATACCATCAGCAGTTCGTAGTCCAATATCTGAACGCCTTAAAGAAGTAAGAAGATCACCTATATCTTTAGGAGACGTATTTTTTGGAATCAAAGTATCAAAAAAGGTAGTGGCTCGTTGATTAGTTGGTCCTTCTGGTACTTTATTAGCTTGAAGCATTGCTGCACCAATGCGACCTTTAGAATATAGGTCCATATACTCCTTATAAAGATGATCCGCTTCCTGTAGGCCTCCAAGAGCTTTTCTTATTTGTTTTTGTCCCATATCATTAGCTTCTCTATATGCGGGAGATGCATAAATTAATTTTTTTCTTAAATCAAACAAAGCCCTTTCCATATCTGAGGCAAGTCGCATATCATCAGGACTATTGACAATATCAGGTTTAGACTTTAGTTGACGAATATCTCTTATCATAGAAGAGACATCCTTTATATTTGCTGTTACTTCAATCTCGTCTGGTTTATAATATCCAGCCCCTTCTCCTGGCTTTTTCCAACGAACTATATCTTTCGCACCTTTTCGTGTAATTCTTTCTGGTTGCGGAAGATTTATATCAATAGAAACGCGCTTTATAAAATCTGATAAATCACGATTTGGAGCTATCCGTGCTTTTGCAAGACCAGCACGTCTATATTTAAATATATTAGGAGCTTTAATAGTTATGCCTGTATTGCCAACTAAAGCCCCCAAATTATCTTCAGCTTTTTTAAATATCTGAGTAGAAAAGAATGATTTTTCACCGCCTGCTAAAAGATCTTTAGTAGTATTGAAAGCCTCCTGCAATTTTAAATATGGGCTTTGGGTTGGGAATAATCCAGCTTCGTACGCACCCAACGAGGTACCTGGAGCAGGTGCCTCTGATGCGCCTCGCCATTCTTTACCAAACTGTAAAAGTCTGTCCATTAATTCATTCATGCCGCCACGAACAGTTTCTATATTTGTTTCAACCGCTCGTCTTTCTGCATCGGCAACCTCTTCAGTAACACGCCGCCCTACATCTGGAAGCTGAACATCTAATGCTTTTCCGGCTTTAGATCCAGGCATAACGATTCCAGGGTCAATACCCGTAACATCTCTAACCTCACCTACCCCAACCATATCTGCTTTTGCTTGAACATTTGCAGCGCCCCCTAATTGATCTAATTTGGCACTGTACCCTTCTCCAATAGTTCGATAGTAAAGTTCTTTATCTCTAAGTTCTTTTGCCAATCGTGTCTGGCCCTTAAAATTCGCATCTACAGCTTGTCTTCCTAAATGATCTGCATAATTAAAGAATGTTTGAGGAGTATTTAGTTCCTGTTTTATTGCTTCTCCTTGGCTAATTTGGTTATTACGATGACTAATTGCTTCATCAAACTCTTTAGCCGTAGCTATATCACCCAATTCTTTAGACGCACTGCCTCTTCTTGATAACCTATATAAACCGTATAGGGCCTTCGCACCCATCTGACCAGCCAACGCCATCCCAGCAGTCATTGGCGCACCTTCAAGGAAAAGATCCGTGTCCAGAAAAGCCTTTTTTCTTGAATCCGGATAAGGCTCCTGCCGTTCTTCGCCTTGACCCCCAGGATTAAAGAACATCCAACGTGTTGGAGCGGACGGATCTTCACGGTTTTCTTCTTTATTCCAACGAACGGGTCGATAACCCGCTGCGCGTAAAGCAGAAACACGTTGTTGATATTTTCCGTGGACTGCCCCCAGTGCTTCACCAAGGCCCCCCATTATGGTGCCCAGCCTTGCCGCAACCGCAGGATTTTGTGGAGATACTGCAAGACCTAAAGCTGCTCCTGTGGTAGTTCCTACTGCGCCATAACCAATTTCCCATACAATCGGAATCATTTCTTCCATGATATGGGTAAAATCTTCAGACGTTATTGCGTATGAATCAATAGGTGTTGGTGTTCCCGTTTCTGGATGAGTAAACAAAATCTCACCGCTTTTTGTATGCAAAGCAGCTTGAAATTGTGAAGGAGCATATCTTTTATCAGATCCTTTTTCCTCCTCAATTTTATTAAATTCAGCAGCTAAAAGACCATTTAAAGTTCCAGAAACAAATTCTGGACTTAATGTATTCATACTGCTAAGATTAACCATCGGCGCTTGCAAGCGCCGAACAGCTCTTGCTTGGGTTGGCGTTAACGCTTTTTGTCGTGCGTCACCGCCTTCTGCGATAAGGTCATCTTCTTCTTTTTCGTGTAAGAACCCTTCTCTCACCCAAGCCCCTACAGTTTCACCCGCTTCAGCGGCAAGACTAAAAGGGTTTCTAGGCCAACCTATACCGTGAAACATTCTCCCAAGATCCATGGGAGACCAAAATGCTTGACTAGCGTGTTCCAAAAACCCTTCAGGATCAGGAATATTCGGAGCTGCGCCGCTGCGCCACGGTGCGGCTTGAGATATATCACTGTCTAAAGAGGTATCAACAGGCACATGAGGCAACGGAGGAGGTGCCGTTGTTAATGCTGCTTCTTCTTCAACACGCATTTCTTCAAAGGCGGCATTCATATCATCAAGTATACCCATTAGTGTTTCTCGCTATAGGTCATCTTAGTTGTTCAGGACTAAAGGATATGGCGGCTTGTTTAAGCTGGCCTGCTAGATCTAATTTCTTTGTATTCCGCATTATTTCTGTAAGAGCATCAATTTCTTGTTTTGCAGCGTTGAGTGCTTTTTCCTCAGTAAAACCATGTTTTTTCATAAGAAGCTGTTTAAACGCTTCTATTGCGTCCCTGCCGCTTAATTTTTGATTACCAGGACCAACAGAAGGTACTCCATAAGCTCTTAAAACAGAGGCTTCATCTCTTAATCTCCCTGCATCATCAAAATAGCTTGAGGCTAAATGGGGCGAAATCTCGGCTAGAGTGGTTGTTTGATCCTGACCAAGTTGCAGGGGGGAAGAAGTCAGAAGATTTGATAAAACACCAGCTACTTGCCGACCCGCTTGTGGAGCCGCAGCCTGTTGTTGGGGGGCAGCAGCAGGTCGTCTGACCCATGCGGGGACTGGTCTTTTAGCTATATACCCGTATTGTTCTGGGAAATTATAGCTGTGCTGGGGATTTGCTATTTCTTTTTTGCGTTCCTCAAGGGTTAAACCACTCAGATATAACTGCCGTCTAAGCTGGGAATGCCGATCAACCTCATTGTTGACTTTTTGTGTTAATACTTCTTTGAAAATATCTGCGGAAACAAATCCGTTTTCATTATACCCTAACTGCAAAAGCGCATTTGCAACATCACGGTCAGTTAAGCGACCTCCAGGTTCAGCGGCCCTTGCAACGGTGTAGGCCATGTCATATAGCAATGCTTTTACTTTAGATGGCGCGGCAGCAAACTTAAGAAATGCTGCTTTTTCGTCTTCGGTTCTAAATTGTGTAGTAGTATCACCTTCTGCAGCAGCAATTATCCCTTCTGCCCCCTTCGTAGTCAATCCATTCAGATAACCTGTAACTCCAGCACGGGAAATCCTTTGTTGATTTCCTAACCAGATTCCTGCCTCTGGCTTTCTAGAAATCTTATGGTCGTCTTTTGAAAGTTTAGTTATGTTTTTGTAAAGGCCAGAATAGGCATCTCTTACCGCCTTACTAGCTTTGTCAAAGCCAAAGGCCCCTAAATACTCTGAAACTACAGCAGCGCCCTTTGCCAAGGGTCGAGTTGGGGGTGAAAGACCAAGAGTACCGACTCTAGCCACTTCAGCCAAAACCTGATCGGCTTTACTTACAAGTCCTACGACTTCACGTTCTTGACCCTGAATTTCCTTGGCTTCTGTTCGCTCAATCGCCAACCCTGTTTTTCTAGCTGCGTCAGGCCCTGTATTTTGTATTAATACAATGTTTCCTTGACCATCATTGGTCAGCAACATACTCTGCTGATCAGTACCTGCTTTTGGCCCCCACGGAGATATTGCTCGTTTTTCACCAACCCCGCCTCTTGTCCACGCACCGTTGGGATCAGCATCAACAGTGCCTACTTCTTTAGTCGCAACTATAGACCTTCGCACCATGTTTTCGTAAGCCGATCCCGCAGGGCCGTAGTCCAAAATTACTTGCCAGCCTCTATCAGGAAAGCCTTCTAAGTCTCCTTCCTTTATTACCCCTTCACGTCTGAGCTGAGAAATGGCAAGTTGGGTTGCGTTTTGTGCTCCAGAAAATGCACCGGCTATGTTTCCGCGAGTCACATACCCAAGAATATTATTAAAATCTGGAGCCTTCATTCTATTGGCTACAATACCACGAAGATATTCAGGAATAGAGTCCAAAGTTTTAGCAGATGCCGAGTTTATCTCCTTCATAATATCAAGAGATAATTTCTGATTTCCCGCAAGGCGTTTGGCTAATGCTGCCCGTGCAGAAACACGTTCTGCCCTATTTTTCTCACGTATATTGTAAGCCATAACGCCGACGTCCTTGCGCCGTGCGCGCTGGGCCTTACGGGCCTGCGTAATCTGAGGCATTACATTTAGCCCAGCCTTGCCAATGGCTTGCCCAAGAGGACCAGGAGTTGCCATCAAGCCCAAGCCAAACATCATCAATGCGGTATTCGCATCTTCATAATCTTCTTCACCCGTCAGCCCCATAGTTTCCATGGCTATGGTTTTGGCCTGTTCCTTTGTGATATTATCTGGAATAACAGGCATTCCGGGCACTGTACCTGCGGTATCCGTAGCAGCAGGCGCAAGACTGCCGTCATCAGAAATGGTTTTGGCTTCCATAACCTGTTGGCCAAATTCGCCAGAATCAGCTAGAACACCCCCCACCTCATACCCAGTACCCTGTAAAGCCGCATTCTTGGTTGCGATGCCAGCCCCAAGCATTTTGGGGAGAAGCTCGCCAATATTCTTTGTTCCTGCTATTTCATCCTGCATACTGCCAACAAGGTCGCTTGTTGCTGTGGCGGCTTGATTTTGACGTTGCGTATTCATGTTTAGTGCAGCAAGTCCAGTTGGCCCTTTAATCGCAGGTACCTTCACCCCTTGATCCGTTGTAATAACGGGTACGCGACCACCCGTTGCACTGGCCGCTGCCGCTGGACCACGACCACCAAGGCCCCAAACAGGAGCAACAGGAGGTGCTCGAAAAGCTCTACCTACCCCAAGTCTAGGGTTAATAATGGCCATCAGGAATTGCCTCCTAATATGCCGCTTCCTCTAAACAAGCCGCCCAAGCCTGTAAGAGCAGCCCCCGCACCCAGCAACGTGCTTAATGGCGACGGACTTGGAGCAGTTGCAGTGGTAAACGTACTCTGTGCGCTAGGCACACCGCGCAAAATATCGCTCAAGAAACCAAACCTCTGGAAAGGCTCACCCTGTCGCTGTAATTCAGTTTGTCGCGCGGCATCCAAAATCTGTTGCTGCACCGCCTGTTGTTGACCACCCAACTGGCTAAGAACATTAATATCCTGTTGGCCAGTTTGTTGGGCTAGTTCACCCAAACCAGCCTGCCGAACACCTAACGCACCTATGTCGCCCCCTATTCCTCCAATGCCTTTGCCCAAATTACCCAACGTTGCAGCAAGTCCTTGCTGCCTGCGCTGCTGGTTTTCAAAAGCTGATTGTGACGCCCCAAGGGCCTGTGTGAAGTTACGTGATAAATCAGTTTGCAGCAACCTTCGTTGCGACTCAAGCAGGTTACGGTCAAGTTCAGACTGAGCAAGCTGCTGTCTCGCTCCACCAAACGCACCTTGGCCGACAGCCTGAGCATTAATAGTGTTGCGCCGTATATCAGCCTGACGCGCAAGTTCCTGTAAGCCAACATCTGTTGCCGCCTGTTGAAATGGATCGAGAAAGGGCGCAATCTGATCTGGAGCAAATTGCCCAATCGACCCTAATCCAGTGGTAACACCCTGCTGTAAAGGGCTTAATCCCGCCTGCAACGTACCCAAACTTGCGCCAAGGGTTTGTCCACCAGCCTGAATAAATGGATTTTGAACACCTATGCCTGCTTGCCCACGTTTGATTGCAGCCTGTTGTAACGGTTGCAATCCCGCAACCTGAATAGCTGGTATGTCTGCAGGCTGTAACCCACTTGAGGCATCGCCTTCTGTGCCGAAAGCACCTGTAAGAAGCTGACGTTGGAAATCTTCTAAAAACGGAGCTTGCCGTACAATACTTTCAGTTGTCGTTGTGTCTGCCATTAGGCCCTACCTTCCAAACCACGCATCATTTTATACATGGCTTGGGCTTGTTGTTGTCGTGTGCCGTTGGGTGCCGCACCGCGCACTGCATCGCGAGTAAATACAAATTCACCAGGAGTGAGCATGGCCGGAACAGAATCCTTATTCTGTGTCTGGTTTCCTGGAACATAGGTGCCTTGGTTTGCATTAAGTCTTGTAGGCGTTATGTCTTGAAGCTCTACATCAAGAGGAAATTGTGGCTGTGCCACAGGGATACCCGCAAGCATTTGATTTATAATTGCTTGTTCCTGTGCACTTGGTCTGGCTGCAATAACTCTAGCCGGTTGATTACTTAAAGTAGGCCGTTGATTTAATCCTGTTTCTCGTATCAGAGCAAGTTGTTCGGGGGTTAAATCTTTTATGTCTGTTACACCGGGGAATTGGGCTAGGGTTCTATTTCCTTTAGCTATTTCACGGTCCCTAATTCCAGCACCTACAACTTCTCTACGCTGTGCTAATGCGGCAGCTCTTGCAGCACCACTTTCTTCTTCTGCGGCCCCTGATTCTGCCATAAGAGTAGCGCCAAGTCCACCAAGTCCAGCACCAATGGCGTATCCAGGCGCGCCTGTTTTTATTGCTGCTTGACTAATAAGATTGGTAGGAATTGACCCCACACCTTTGGTAAAAGCTGATTGCAACATTCCTTGAGGAGCTATAGTACCAGCTTGTATTATGGCTTGGTTTCCCGCTGGACCTAATGCTATCTCCCGTGCTGCCGCCTTAGCAGCAGCGTCCGTAATAGGAACACCCGCAGCATTTACATTCGAGGTTCCTGCTCCAAGCATATAACTGGTAGCGCCCGACAACGCTGCTGCCATAAGAGCTTGCTCGTTCGGTTGTCCTGCAGCCTTACTACCAAGCCCCGCACCTGCCGCTGCTCCTATAGGACCACCAAAATATCCACCTATAGCACCGCCAATAACCGGCGCAGCCTTTTTGAAGAATTTCTTTATGCTGTCAAAAAAGAACTCGGGCTGGCCCGTCACAGGGTTGATACTATTAAGGCTTTCGCCAACAACATATCGCTCCGGGTTCTCAATACCCATATCGACCATCTGCTGGAACAAATTTTCCCTCAAACCCGGATTCGCATCCAACACGGCCTTCGGCACAACAGTTTCACCCTTGGCCGCATGTACCATATAGGTGTCTTCAAAACGGCCCAGCGAAGCCAAACCCTCCGCAATAGCGGGGATGAATATCTTATCTACAGGTATTTTGTCAGGGACAACATCGGTAATCATTTTAACCTAGCCCCACCATTTTTGTTAGAATGCCAACAAGCATTATGATAATAGCACCACTAGCGGCAATAAGAATAGTTTCAAGACGCTTTAATCTTGCATTTTGCGCTCTTGTTTCCGTACTGCACTCAGCCAAATGCGCAATTATAGATTTTTCTACGTCTTCAATGCGCTTATAAGCCCCATTTATTGTTTTCCTCACCATGCATCACCTATTAATACATTTAGAAATGAAAAAAAGCAGGGACAGCGACATCCTGGACTTTAGCTAGATAAAACATACCCCACTCCATTGTCTATCGCAAGAAACACAAACCACAACGCTCTTTACGTCTTGTCATGAATCATTGCTTTAGCTTTACTCATTGCTCTATGGCCAAACCAAAAACTTAGGATGGCCGAAAAAATAGCCATTACATCTTCAGTCCAGGCTGCTTGCAATGCGGTTACCCAATCTGCACCTTGGGTCGTCATCAAACTATAGATTATACCCGCCTCAACAGCCAAGAAAGTAAACATAAACAAATAAGTGATGACTGGACGCACACTGGCCTGTAACGAAACAACCCAACCGCCCCGTGCTGCAAGAGCCATGTCATGTTCGTAAAGTTTTTCTGTTTCGACGATATCCGCCTTGGCGTCAAGCTCTTCCAACTTCATACTGGAAAGAGCTTGGGCATATTGTGCCTTGGCCTCCAACATGGCGAGTTCCTGCTTGTTGGCTTGCCCTTGTTTGAAAAAGCCAAGAATTTCTGGAATGATGGATGTTCCAAAACCCAGCAAGCTGCCAAGAAGAGTTATCACTTCTTACGCCCCTTCGGTAATGGCGATCCAGGTTTGCCGACATACAGCCCAAAGAAAGCCGCACCCGCACCTACGATAGTGCTGATAAACGCAGCCTGTGCATTGGTTGGATCAGGCAGAGCCATGAACCATATCGTTGACTGATAGAAAGCATAGATGTACGCCAGCATAATCAGGCGCGGGATTACCCGAAACTTGTCGAGCAATCCCGCTGCCAGATTACACCACGTCGGTGCTTCATCACCAGTATCAGGCACCAAATCAGAAACCAACAGTTCATATTCTTTGGAGGTTTCCCGTACCTTGACTTTATCATCAACGTTTGCCATAGGTTACTTATTCTGTTCTCTGAGGAAAATAGCTCCCGCAGCACCCGCGATTCCAATAATCATAACCCAAGAAAGACCCGTGTATACAGAAACACCGACCGCAACTGCCGCTACAGCCGCCCATGTACTAGGTTCCATAATTCTATCGGTAATGTAGTTCATAGCAAATCTCCTATTCAGTTTCATATTGCATTAACCAATCCCGCGCATTTCTTACCATCTATATTGGGAACTTCCATTTGATGGCCTGCCCCTATTACACAACTAACGTTTTCTGCAACTGTTATAATTATAGTCCACGACTTTGTTTTAGGATTCCTAAAAAATTCAATATGCCTGTCTTCACTATCTAAGGCATTGGCTATAATTTCTTCACCATACTGTTCTTTAAGAAGTTCCAACATAGCTAGATGAGGACCACAAAACAATCGTGCTTGTTGCGATTGCACTGATAACGGCCACAACAATAAAAACATAGTCATCAATGCCAAACGAGACATTAACTTAACTCTAACAGGCTTGCTACAACATGCAGTCTGTCGGCTGTAGCTGCCTTCACCTTTAAAACTTCAGATTCCTCTACAACCAAAGGTCGTGTTAGTAATTCAACAGTCGTATTAGCGCCCACAGCCTTAACCTTGAATAATGAAAATATTGCGGCTGCGGAATTTGTCAGGGTAACCGTAATAGTATCCGCATTACCACTGTCTTCTGAAACCAGTATCGAAGTAACTATAGCCGCCGTAGCTGTTGGACAAGTATATAGCGTAGTCACAGTATCTGCGGTTAGATCAACCTTTGCATTTTTATATGCTCGTGCCATTAGGTCAAAAACCAAGACGTACCAAAAACATCGTCTTCTCCGCTTATTTCAGCAGGAAGCATAACATTATCTAAAGACATTTGTAGATCAGTTAAAATTCGCTGTATTGCTTCACGATCATATACATCGGGGGCAAGAGGAAGAGCGTTTTGTAATATTTTCGCCATTATCTTCGTCCATCTTCGCGAATATCTATACGAGTATCACCTAATGTCCAATCCACATTAAACGTGTCGCTTTGTATTCTTAATACTCCTTGCCTGCCCCGCGCCCTTAGAAAAGCCTGTTTAGTTGAAGCAGTAATAGAGTTTGTAGAATCAGTAGTTAAAGAATCATTTGGGAAATTTCTGGTTTTGAAAATATAATCAACGGCAGGTGTTCCTTCCCCCCCTAGAGCTATATCGGGGAGTATACGATTAACAAACATGAAGTTGTCCCCGTCTCCTATATCAAAATCAGAAGATTCTATAAATGAGGTCATAGCTGATTCATCGGCATTGCAGCCTGTTTCATGAACAAAAATCGTATTACTTGAGGCACCCCGAGGTTTAATATGTATGTCGGCATCGTTCCAAGCTGTTCTGGATAACGTGCCTATATCCCAAGCATTTTCTGCATAATTAAACTTAACATATCGATCAATATCTGCAGCGTCTTCCGATACGTAGAACCAAAATATTTCACTGAAGAGCCTATTAGACGCAGCAAAAAACTTAAATCGCTGTTCTAGGTTGATGTCCTCAAATACATGCCGCAAAACAGTGCACGGCAAAACATCAATTCGACCTGAAAAAACATAAAAGTTTTCATTATCCATCCAGAATACTGCATCCTTTGCATTAACACCAGCATTTGGACTAATGATAGAAACATTTGAAGCAAGTAATTGAAAACCAAATGTGAATGGAGGGCCTACAAATTTCATTGAATGTATAGCCATATCTGTCCAAACTAGAAACTCTTGACGCGTTCGTTTAGCTGTAATAATTTCAGAACCACTAGAAATACGCTGGCTTCCAGCGGTGTTAGTAGCTGTGGGGGTCCAATCAAAAGCATTTTCTTGGTCTGACCAACGAACAAGTAATGGATCTAATGTAGTTTCTCCCAAGGCATTAACACCAAAGGCTACAACATGCCGATCTGTAGGAGATAGCGATATTTCGCGCACAAGGGTGGGGGCATCAGATGCGCCTGCTTGGGCTGAAAGAGCAGTAGCCCGTGTAGCAACACCCAAGCCTCTATCCCAATAATAAGGAACACCGTTGCGTGGGCCAAAAATAAGGTCTTCCCCAAAATTATCCTGCCACCAAAGCCTTAGATTTTGGTCTGAAAGAGCAGTTGATGTTGAGGCTGCTCCAAAACTAACAAAATCATTAGCTTCTTTTACCACAGTGCCGTCATCATGTGACGCAGCAACAGTTCCAAAGGCACCACGACCCACACCAGTATCTATAGTATTGCTGCTTTTTCCTGTGTAACGGATTAATTCATCGTCAATTAACATTAATCCGACAAAGGTAACTGTTGCTCCATTACTATGAACTGCGGTGGTTGTGCCGTCTGCGCCACGCACAAGCTCACTTAAATTATTGCCTGATTGTAGATCATAGGCAATAATTTCACTGTCAATTAGAACATGGCCCCTATCAGGGAAACCACTTGTGCTAGTTAACGGTAGCGTTGTGCTCAATAAGGTTAATGCTGATGTTGTGGTTGTAGAAGCTGTTTCAAAATCGGCAGCACTTGTTAATGTAAAAGATGAATCCCCGGCGCTAATACCGCCAGCATCATTAAGAGTTGTTTGAGAAAATGAAGTAATTAAGCCGCCAAATAATCCTGCACCAAAACCATTTCCTGCTACAAAGGATTCAGTGCCAACGTTAATTTGATAAATGGCAGTTACGCTAGCCCCCCCGCCTGAAGTATCACCAGATGAGGCTGTTCCAGCAGTTGTAACTGTATAAGAATTAGCACTTACAATTGAAGTTATTTCAAATTCAGTGTTTATTTGGGCTGCGGTTACACCATCAACTGACGAAGAACCTAGAAAATTTACAAAATCACCCACATTAGCGCCATGACTTGCATCTGTAACAGTTAATATCGCATCCGCTCCCGCATCTCCTGTTGTAAATGGATTATTGCTTAATGGGTCTGCTGTTCTTCGTATTGGTGTTATATCATTAAATGTAGTACCTTCTTCTATGTAAAATTTACTAGATGTTCCAAGACCCATTAATTTTGAGTTGTCCAATGTGGACCATGTCCACATTGATCTAGCAACACCTTCAAATGTATTTTGACCTAATTTAACCCAACCGCCTAGTTTTTCAGGACGACTTTTCCTAAATCTAATTAAATCAGAATTAAACCAGCCGCCTTCATTAGCATACGCCGTGCTCTCACGATTTAACCCAGGCTTAAATTGTAATTTGGAAATAGGCATGGTGCTTCCAGTATCCTAATATTGGCCCGTCAATATCCATTCTTATTCTAGTGCAGCAGGAACATATGCGCTGATATCATCTGTATTCTCTAGCGTAGCCAGATGTGTCTCAACAGCAGGAGGAAGATCACGCAAAGCAACCTTCTTGGCAGCTACGGCGGTTTTATCTAACCCATCTGGATGTACACCTTCATCAGCCAACTGGTATTCGACGTCAAGCTCTTTTAGTTT